TAGCTACGTTTACGCACGGTTAAAGCGGGTAATCTTTTGCAAAGGGATCGTATGGCAAAAACGAATAATAAAACCATTGAACTTTGGGATGGGTATGAAGTTGAAATCGATGAACAGCTTTTCGACGACGCAGATTTTCTAAGTGATTTTGCGGAGGCGGCTCAAGAAGGCAAAGCTAGTGAGGTCATAATGATGTTGTTCGCAATCGTTGGCGGAGAAAAGACGTACGAAGATGCCCGTAAATACATTACAGATAAATGTGGCTATTTTTCGATGAAAGAATTGCGTGAAATTACTGACAAGATTGAGGATCGTTTCCCAAAAGCTGGGAATCGTGCCTCGCGGCGTCAGAGCTGGAAGCGGAGATAATCGAGGCTGACTTCCAGCAGTATTATCATATCGATGTCGAAAGAGAGAGAATCGTACAAAAACGTTTTCGACGTTTTTGCCGACTTCTGCTCAACTTACCGTTCGAGTCACGGTTTATCCAAAAATATAGCCCGACCAAGGACTGGGATTGGGACAAAGAGGTTCAGTCCCAGATTCTACATGCGTTGGATGTTATCAGCTGTCAACTTGCCAATATGACGAAAAAGGAGGGTAAATCACCAGCAAAACCGCAGCCACAACTCCAACCAGAGTATGTTAAGAAGGCTAAGGCTGAGGTGGAGACGAACCGAAAGGAGACGGAGCGTATGTCGGTTAAGGATTACGACGAGATGAAAGAATTTTGGCAAGCGTATAACTGTAATGTAAAGGAAGCTCAAAAGTGACAACTAAGATTCAATACAACTACAAAGGGTTAGAGCAGGCAATGCTCACCGGGTCTGGGATAGAGCGAGTTGAGCGCGAGGTGATGGAGCAGAAACTATCGGAAATTCAGGGGCAGTTCATTGTTGATTTTGGGTTCACAGGTAAATTCAAAATCGAATCTGGAGAGGCTCAACCTGGAAAATACGGTACGACGCGCACAAAGTTCAAGATTGTGGCGGCAGATGTTAAAACTGGGGCAATGCTTAAACAACATCCTGGATGGCTAGGAAAATTTATTGACTAGACGATATCGGGGGTTATTACAATTTTAGTGTATGGCTGAGGTCTTTGCTGACGAAAAGTTGCGATGCCAAGGCGCGCCGATATAATACCCCGACCGTTTAGCCATTCATCTAATTCTTTGGATTTTTTCATCGATAAGGGTCCTACACTGGATTTTGCATAATAAAAACGGTATTCAAACCCCTTAGGAGTTTTACATCTCTTAGCGCGTACTGATACCCACCCCTGAAAAGTTTTATCGGCTATTTTGGTAATTTCTGGGATTATAGATGATGAATAGGTAATGCTGGACTCAAAAACATCGCTTGTCTCTGCGATAGTCAGAACAATAGAATACTCTCCGCTTTTTTTTGTAATCTTGCCGTACACGGAAACTGGACCATGTTTGCGAACGATACCAGTCAAGTCGGCTTCACTAAAAAAACTCGTGCGCACATACCCAAGCCAGTTTTTTTCGGTCGTACCCGTCGATCCGGCAATATTGACATTAACAAAAGGCATCTCAGGCCAATTACGAGTAACCTGATAGCGCGATCTTGGAGTAAGAGTGAAAAGTATAGTAGATTCCTCATATTTTTTATATAATTTGCGCAGCTGTTCTTGTCGATACTCACATCCCGAAACTTCATATTTCGCGGCGCCAGCGGGGATTTGCGGTATCTCCGGGGCGCTATTTTTGCTTTTTCTACTTAGGTTAAAAAACATAAGACCTCTCTAAAACTCTCACTGAGAATCTCGCTAAAACCCAAAAATGGGTCAATGTTGATATATTTGTCTAGAATATATTTCAGGTCTCAGTAATTAAGACCAACATTAACCCATCTTACGCTGAGACCGGATTAAAATATATTCTAGACACTCCTATTATACCAAAATTAGAGATGTCATGGTATAATAATCTTAATATCACTACGTTTACGCACGGTTAAGCGGAATCACTACTAAAGGGATAGCGCATGACCGAAGCGCAGCGCAATTACTTGGCGGATTTGGCCGCACGAAAAGGCGTTAGACTGAAGGACACTGACAATCTGTCGGTTAGTGCCGCATCGGCCAAAATCGATGGGTTGAAGGCTTTGCCGGACGCAGAGTTTCGGGAGATTACCGAAGACGAGGTCGCGCATATCCAAAAAATCGTCGATAAAACTAGGGAGGAGCTCAAGCAATGGACTTTCACCCAGTAGCAATCGACACCGCCAGCAGTATCTTGCCTGCTGTAAAATACATCCTCGGCTTGGATATTTCCCCAGACGACAAAGAATCCAGAATCGCCAAAGTCATTAACCTCATTGGCTCAGATTTTTATACGCAGATGTTCGACGCCAACAGTCAAGTTTTTGATAGCACGGCAATCGGTACGACGGATTATTCGCAGATGACCGACCAGATTGATAATTTGGCCACGAAGCTCGTCCGACAGTATGCCCTCAGTAGAGTAATTGACCCGATCGTCCAAGAATTTTATGATTCGGCGCTCGGTAAGGCGCAAGAAGAGGCATTTCGGAACGCGATATCACTCGATAAACACCCCACTTTGACTCGTACAGTAGTTGGAAAGTGTTGCGAATGGTGCGACAAGAAACAAGGGACATATACCTACCCAAAGGGCGAAGATTTTGCCCGACACGATAATTGTGACTGTTTATTCACAACATCCGGATACAATAGCCGGAATGGAGTTCTTAATAATTACGTCAAACATAAAAATACGCCAGCCCGGCAAGAACATCTTGTGCCAACTCTAGAAAAACTACGTCAAACCGAGCCAACCGAAACCACAGTCGCACTCTCACAAGTTCTTGAAGGACAAAGAAAAGAGGCGAAAATTGGTAACTTACATTCAGATGCCGCAAAAACGTTAGGCGTTAATCGTAAGACAGACATCAAAATAACACGCAGTGCCGCACTACATATGGATAACTCTGGGCATTTTTCTGGTACGGGTTTTACTGTGAACGGGCACGATGACAGTCGTCCGCTGACAACTAAAAATATATCTGACATTTCAAAAATCGTTAAAGGGGCTAATCGCGAAAATACTCTGATTGGCCGTAAAAAATACGGGAATCAGCGTTTTACGATTTTGGGTAACGCAGAAGACCGGCAAATAGTAATTGTTGAACGTACTAGCAGAAAAGAGATTAATATAGTGACCTCATATAAAGTCAGCGAATCCCGCTGTGAGAAATACATTAAGGAGATTCAAGGATGACCGACAGAAAAAGGCGAGACCGCTATTACCAGCAGTCTCTAATCACACCGACGATAGAGTGTACGAGCCCTCAGTCTAACGTCCGAAACAGATCGGTATGCCTAGACCAATTATATCACAAAACAGGAGTAAATTATGAAGTCGATTTCGGTGACCTTCAAAAATAAACCAATGCCAGACGGAACTGTTGTGACTTTTACGATGGAAGGCTGCTTGGTAGCCAATACTGGCTCACCGACTGCTGCCAAGCCTCAGATTATGATTCACCTGCCTAAAGCCGACAATCGAGACGTCAACGGAGCCTTCGTGGAATATGCCGGGCATGATTATCACGTCGTAGACACGACTGCGGCGCAAATGGATTCGAACACCCCAACTCGCTGGAATCGCTATGTGATTGCTGAGCGGATTAGGATGTTATAGGTAATAAAATAACGAAAGGAGAAAAATATGCCTATTTATCGCAACAAAGAAACTGGTCACGAAGTCGAAGTGATGTCTGGAACTCGTCTACCAAAGGTTTACGAGAAAATCGACAAAAAATCGGCTACCAAAAGTGGCAATAAGCCGAATGCTGACGGCGCTAAGTCAGACGAAACGAAAAGCGCTAAGACAGATAAAGCGCAGGCTAAACCAAAAACCTCCAATGCCAAAGGCAAGGTGGTAAATGCGAAGGACAAGACCAAAGACGGCACTGACGGCGCTAAGTCAGACGAAACGAAAGAGTAAGGAGAAGGTATGAACGAAGGCGGAGATAATCAAATTGAGCTAAAAAGCTACGCCACACCAGCGGACTTGGCGGCGGTTTGGCACGCACTGGGTGTTGAGGAAGAATCACGGGCGGAAGCCCTGTTGGCACAAGCCTCAAATTATCTCCGCCAAATTGCCATGAACCATCAGACCAATCTTGACGATCGGATTGCGGCGGATACCACTGGAATTTTGGGCGAAACCGTCAAGATGGTCGTTATAAACGCTGTCCAGCGCGTCATGAGTTTGCCGGAAGGAATGCCAGACGACGCGACGCAATGGACGCAGAGTGCGACGCCCTACTCGCAGTCAATCGGGCTTAGCAGTGGAGCGGCATCTAATAATCTATTCTTCAAAACACGAGAGTTAGAGTTGATTGGGCTAGGCTCAATATCTGGGCGGCCAAAGATTGGAATTTTAAGAGGAGTACGGTGATGAAATGGAATAAGGAAATCGACAGCAGACTAAAACGGTCGTCAGAGAAATATAAATTTTATTTCGGCGATTATGATTATCATGACTGCGCTAAAGGTAAGCTTGCCAATGAAGTCCCCAAGTCTCATCTCGGCTGGGGTAAGCGCGCCGTGGAAATGCGCGCCAATAAAACTCACTTCGACTGTTTCGAGAACGACGCGCTTGGGCTGAATGAGATTCTGCGCAAATATAATGTCATTGAGGCTTTTGATAAAGTAAAGGAAGATATTTTAGTGGCTGGCTGCGGGTTTCTAGCGCTCGCCTACGATAAGGTGATGCCATTTACGGCCGAAGAGGCGACTGGAACCTATAGTTGGCGCGAGCAGAATTTGAAAGATGGATATGCGGTGTTTGCGCGCAACTCTAAGGATACGCCGACTCCAGCCCGACCCGATGCCTATATTGAATACGAACCCGGCGAGACTATCACACATGAGGATAAGAAAGATAAGACCGACACTAACCCGACTGGACGACCGCTAATCGGACTACTAACTTATAATTCCACTACCAAGCGACCTTTTGGGCGCTCAGTACTCTCGCGCCCGGTGCGAGATTCAATTATCGACGCCAGTCGGACTACTCGTCAGGCTATGATTGCGGCCTATTATTACAATACGAAGGTGGATGTAATTCTAGGCGCCGACGTCGACACCCCGATTGATAAGGTAGAAACCCGCACTGGCGATATTCTCAAGATCGGCATGAATGAAGACGGTCAGATTCCCAAGGTCGGCGAATTCGCCCAACACGCTATGGCGCCATTCAAGGAAACGATTCTCATCTCGGCCAATAATTTCTGTGCTGACACCAAACTTAGCCTCGTCAACCTCGGCATTACGACCGACGCGCCACAGTCAACCGAAGCTCTAGAAATCGTCAATGACGATCTTAAGGATGATATTCTGGCCTGGCAGTTGGAATTGGGCGAGCAGCTCAAATACTTCGTTATTACATTATGGATGTACGATAACGAGATTAAAGAAATTGACGATAACCTACAAGCAAGAATCAATGCCGCCACGCCGATCTGGAAGCCGGTATTTGCTGCCGATGTAAGTAAGTTTGGTGATGGCTTGACCAAAATCGCGCAAAATGTGCCAGAAATTATCAAGGCTCGTTCGATTTGGCGCAATCTCGGCCTCAGTTCCGAGGAAATCGATGTTATGGTGAACTCTGTTGGGAATTCAACATTGTAAGCATAAGCAAATACATATTCTTGACGCCATAGCAAATATGCTCTACAATAAAAATAACGTTATAACTTTTCGGAGGAAAAAAGGGTGGACTTTTACGTTAAGAACGATTCGGGGGAATATAGTAAAGCGACTGAGCAACAGATCGAAGAGCTATTCAAAGAGAAATCTGAAAAAATCGTTTCTGCGAAGCTCAAAACGCGTCGGGAGAAGATGCGTGCTGAAATGGAAGAAGAATTGCGTAATGAACTTTCTGAGAAAGTCAAAGCGGAAATCGGTGATTCCATCAAAGCGGAGACTCGTAAAGAAGTAGAAACGGAATATCAGAAAAAGCTCTCTGAGTCCGAATCGAAAGCGAAAAAATTGGATATTGAACTACGCCGAAAGACCATTGCCGCTGAGTATGGCTTTAAGGTGGACGCTGAACAATTCTTGGGAGATGGTACTGACGACGAAATGCGCGCCAAGGCCGATGCTCTGAAAGATAGTTTTGCGCCAAGTCAGTCCTCCAATCAAGGAATCGAGAAGAAAACTAGCGAGCCGGAAACGACTGGCTGCGTTACTCTCAACTCGTAGGCTAACTTAGTAAAAGTTCTCATATATTTATCAATAATATAGGAGAAACTTTATGGCATTTGCTACTGTCGATGTCGCTAAACAATTTAGTGACGAATCTTTTGTCGCCAAAATTCGTGGCGGCGTCATTTCTAAATTAACTAACCGTCTATCGGCGACACCGAATACTTCGACCTCAGCGGACGAACTAAAGGTGAAGTTGTAGGAGAAGCGGCTGTTAAATCCCCAACCCCGACCGCGCATCCTTTGCGCCACATCAAGACTGTCAAGCTCCAATATACAGAGCGTTTTTCCGACGAGTTCTTGGTGTTTAACGATCAGAAAAAGTTGAACATTATTAACGAACTGGCGGCAAAGTGGATGGGTTCCGACTTCCAACGTGACCTTGATACGATCGTCATTCATGGTATCAACCCGCTAAGTGGTCAGCTCTCTACGGTCGTTTCGGACTACATTACGAAGGCCGGTTCAAGCATTCTCGTTCCATCTACCGGTACGACTGCCGACGCCATCAATACCGACCTCAAGACTGCCATTGCCGATATCGCAGATGAATTCGGAGCTAACGGTATCGCTTTCTCGAACACAGCCGCAGCTAAACTTGCCGGACTTAAAACGGCAGCTGGCGCTCCGGTCTATCCGTCGCTCGGCTCGTTCGGCCTCAATGTCGAATCATTCGAGGGGCTTAAAGCTGCTGCCTCGAAGGAAGTCGGCGAATATAACGGGGTACAGGCTATCGTCGGTGATTGGGATGCCCTGCGTTGGGGTATTGCTGCCGAATTCCCGGTAGACCTCATTCAATACGGTGACCCGGACGGCCAAGGCGATCTCCGTCGCTACAACCAAGTCGCTTTGCGCTATGAAGTCATCTTCGGCTTCGGCATTGCCAATCCGGACGCTCTCGCCGTCATCATGACGCCGCCAACTACGGACTAGCCAAACAGGAGGCGGGTTATCCCGCCTCCGCCAATTTAAGCGTAAAAGGATGGGAATATGAACGAAAATACTAAAGAGAATAATAAGGACAATATCACCATTGGGCTACCGAAGCCGGGTGGCGCAGTTTATTGGGCACCGCTTGGCGCGGATTTGCCAACTAACGCCAAGGATTCACTCTCTGACGCCTTCGTAAATCTCGGCTACGTCACGTCTGATGGCTTGACGATCTCCGACGCCGAAGAAACCAACGAAATCGAAGCCTGGGGTCCAGAAACAGTCATGACGAGTCAATCCAGCTATGGCGTCAATGCGACTTTCAATTTGCTGGAAACCAGCCGCGTGACGGTCTTGCAGTTCGTCTATGGCAAAGACAATGTCAAAGTCAACGAAGATGGCAGTTTACGTTGGCGCAATACCGGTTCGCAGTTACCGCGCGGTGTTTTGGTCGTCGATACTCTCCAGAATAACGGTGGCGAGAAACCACGTATCCATCGTCACATCCTGGGTGACTGCCAGTTTGTCGACCGGTCTGGTGACCGCACCTACAACAATACAGACGCCGTATCGTATCCGATCAACATGAAGGCCTTTAAGTTCAAGGATCCGGAAGACGAGACGACAATGACGTATGATATTGAATATCTGTCGGCATTGGAAACTACGACTACGCCGGCACCAACCGAACCGACGGAGTAAAGTCTATGGACGGAGTAACACTCGGTCAAATCATGGAAGTAGCCGCGTGGCTTGTGGGCGCCGCGGCTACTCTCGGGGGATTATGTAAGTTATTCAATGCGGGGCTGAAAGTCGCATTAAAACCGCTCAACGACAAAGTTGACGCTATCGCTGACAATAATAAACGCATTGAATTGGAAGCGCATAAAAACTTCCTCGTACGATTTCTTGCTGATGTCGAGCAGGGGCAACCTATTGACGAAATCGAACGTGAACGTTTCTACGAAGTCTACAGTCGTTACACTAGCCCGGAACTAGGCGGCAATTCGTATATTCATAATAAAGTCGAAAAACTAAAGTCCGCCGGAAAATTATAGAAACGCGGCGGTGCCGCCGGCAAAAAGAAGATTGGTGCCGCTACCGGCGCATTATATCATACTTTTTGTATTGTTTTTTTGTTCAAAACGCTATATAATCAAGGTATTGAAGAACTTTCAAAAGTGTATTAAATAGTCGACTGCGGGGCTATAATTTTTTATTTTGTAGATCCACAGTCGCCTATTGGCGAACAGATAATTTATCTGGGAGTATCAAAAAATACCCATTAAGGGTATTTTTTGATGGCGGCAGGTAAGGGATTTGAACCCTTGGCGCTAATTTATCTGGGAGTAAATCTTCAATTTCACGCGCTGGTTTTGGAGACCAGTGTATTAAACCGCTCTACCAACCTGCCTTTTCGGTACGTAAAAACGCACCTGTCGGAGAGAGTAGGCGCCGTAAAAGACTTCTACTCCATTAAGGAGGTGGTAATTAAACCTACGCTCCCCAGCAGCTGCGTTCTTGCTGCTTTTACGACTATGACGCTTACCACGGCGTATTTGTTAAAGTAGAGAACTGTACCTGTTTGTATTCCTCCCTACTAGCACTCATTATATAGGAAGTGCTAGCGCGTGCCAACAATTTTTTCCAACA